ACAAAGTATAGCTACAGCTGCAACTTTCATACCAAAGTCATTAAGTATTCTTGCTAGTTTTAATCTTTCACAATTTTTATCTATAAAATGTTTACCACCGCTAACACCAAGACCAAATGTTTGTATACCTAATGATCCGCCCACAGCACACACATCTTGTGTCATACTATTGTATGATGGTGAAGATGCTGATGGTGGTGCTGATCTAGTGTTAGAATTTGTTGTGCTGTTTGTTGTGCTATTAGAACTTGATCCAGATTGATACGTAGTTGTTGCTGTAGATGTGTATCCACCTTCAATTGCTGTATTAGATCCAGATGTATTTGTTTGTGTTGAACCTGAATAAGCTGGTTTAATAAAAGTTAGTAAACAAACTAATACAATTAATATCCCTGTAAAATAATAATTCATGTATTTATCCGTTATTTTTTATTTCATTTTCAAAAGATATATCTGTTGCGTGATCTTTTTGTTTTACATAAGTTCTCTTACATTTACAGTCATCACACCTACAAATGCCTGCACTATCTTCATGTATATTATTTTGACAATGACAGTCGTGCTGACAATTGTAACATTTACTCATCTTTTTTTTGCCAACTAAAAAGCCATTCGGTAAATCTTTTCCATTTTCCTCTAATTGGTCTTACAATCCATTTTTTAATCATTTTTTTTCTCCTCTATTTCATAAAAGAATTTGTCAGTGTCTTCTGTTCGCCACTTACCAGAATCTTCTACGTTCCACTCTGATGTTTGTACCTTCCAATCAGGAATATTATCTTTTACTGTAAAAGATGGTAAATCCCATATACATCTATTGTTGGGTTGTGCTGCATAATTACCGTTTTTTAAGGAAATTATGTGTGCGCACTTGTGTTCGTGCGGTATTTCAGAATGTTCTACATCTAGTATATTACTCTCTGGATGTGCAAAGTCAACGGTAAATAGATATTTACCATGATGCCATTTTTTATCTTTACCTATATATTTACCTGATGTGCCACTTAAAATATCCCAAATGTGAACAGAAGGATAATAACTAAAACAATTCCAAAGCTGAAGTTCATCAAGTCTTTTATGTGGAACAGATGATGGTTGAAAACCACGTTGAATAAAAGCCGTAATTGGGAGACGATAAAAGACAGCACCATTTTCCATAATTGCATGCCATAAGATAGCATGACCTGCAATGGCGCTAAGACCAAAGATAATACAGTCTTCAACTTCTCCATGATGTTTTTTTCCGTCATATAAATACTCCTTTCTTATTTGTGCGTATTCGGGTGGTATATTTGCATTTAAGTAAGCCATAATAATTATCCATTTATTTCTCCCCAATTGTTTCCTGACTCATAGTCTACTTTATTAGGGATTTTTAATTTAACACTGTTTTCCATAATCTCAATAATTTTTTTAGCTTGATCTTCAGATTTTACAGAAATATCAAGTTCATCATGTATTTGTATATGTGGTACAATACCTTCTCTATACAAATCTAACATAGATTGTTTAGTCATATCTGCTGCAGACCCTTGAATAAGTTTATTTAATGCCTTATAAGTGAAAGCTCTTCTTATGTTTGCTTTTGAAGCTTTAGGATATTTTTTAAAGTATGCTGCTTCTGCATCTGCCTTACTCATAGGTGGAGTAAATTTGCCGTTATTCCATTCTGCTATCTCCCATTTATCAAATCTACATTTTCTACCACCAAATGTTTTAATATAACCAAATGCAGATCCATCTCTTGATATTGCATCCATTAAATCTTTTACAAACGGCACACTATCATGGTATTTATTAAATAATTTTGTTGCTTCATCTTTTGTAGACAAACCTAGTTCTGCTTGTAGTTTTGCTTTACCCATACCGTAGAACAATCCTAAATTAATTGTTTTAGCTTGTGTTCTAGATATATTAGCCATGTCCGCAACAGTTTGGTGAAAGTCTACTGTATTGTTTTGAAAACGTTTTACTATTTCTGTAACTTCTTCATCACCTTTAAATTTTGTAGCTGCGTAATGCACAACTAGTCTTGGCTCTTGTTGTGAGTAATCAAAGCATCCCCACTTGTGATCATTTTCTGGTATAAATAAAGATCTTATCATTGGCCCTAGCTGCTTGTTTCTCGCTGGTATTTGTTGGAGGTTTGGGTTTGAGTATGAAAACCTACCAGTTACTGTTCCTCCACTGTCTCCTCTGATAGGATTAATATCTGCATGTATTCGACCTTTATATTGATACTTGATAATTGTATCTATGAATGTGGTATGTGCCTTGTTTATTTCTCTAGCTTTTGCTATCTTGTGAACTATAGGATTTTTATGTTCTTGCAAAAAATTTTTGGTAAAGGAAGGTGCTTGTGTTTTTGCAGTTCTTTCATAAGGTAAATTTAATTTGTCAAAAACTTTGGCAATCGATCGTGCTGCCCATATTTGAACATCTATTTGTGTTGCTCTACTTACTTCTAATAAGTATTGCTTTTCTTGTTCAACTAATTTTTGTTTTAATTTATGAGCAGATTCAACGTCTACGCGAACACCCTTAAATTTCATATCTATTAAACAAGGAAACAATTGTGTTTCAAGATCAAATACTTTTGTAAGATCTTGTGTTTTAATTTCTTTTGATAATTTTTTAAATAAAGTTAAAGTTAGCTCTGCATCTTTTTCTGCATAAGACCCTACATACATTGCAGGTAGTTTCCACATTTCAGATTTTGCATCTATTCCAGCTTTATCTGCAGCAGCTCTTAATGCTGTTTCATCTTTAATTTGTCCAAGATAATCCATGGATAAACTATTAAGTGAATACCATAACCTATTTTCATCAACCAATGAAGCCATAACCATTGTGTCAACAATGTGACCATTTATTTTAACACCATATGCTTTTAGCCAACAAACATCATACATTGCATTATGAAATAATTTTACATTTGGTAATGCACATATTTCCTTTATCCATTCCATAACAACAGATTCATCAAAAAAATTTCCTTCTTTATGTCCAAAAGAATAATATCCAGACCAACCTTCGACTGCAACGGCTATTCCTACAATCTCACCCTCATTAATTAATGCACCAGAACCTTTAGATTTTAAGCCAGGATCTCTTGTTTCTAAATCTATTGCTATATATTTATGATCTTTAAGATTAGGAAAAGATTCAGGACTTATCCATTCAGTTTGTGCTTCAAACATATTATAAAAATAACCCTCCTAATATAATGCCAAAAATAAAACATATTTTTCTTGGATGATCTATCCATAATATTTCAAGTTTAAATCTTATTTCATTGATCATGAATAATCCCTTTCTAATATCATTTCTAAATAATGTATTGCCTTCTCAATATCGCTCGCTTTACCTTTATTTTGATGTCTACAGATATACTTTATAGCATTTCCTTCTGCAAACAAAAGTTTATTTTCATTAATAAACTCTGCAGGTTGAATACGCATGTTTTGGTAGTGTTTCCCCCCGACTTGCTCTTCTAATGATTTATAAGTTGTTCCTTTGAACATGTCTTTGTTTGTCATACTATGGGTCCTCCTATTGTGTAATAGTAATCTGATGTTGGTTGCATTACGTATAAATTTTCTTTTGCTCTTGTTGTGCCTACATAAAATAATCTATGTTCAGCATCTGGGTTTTCATATGCACTACGATAAATAAACTCGTCCTGTCCCTCTGTTCCATAATCTGTAAACAAACATACATTTTCACATTCTTTACCTTTTGATCCATGTAAAGTTAATAATTGTATTTTTGATTTTTCCATTAATGTATCTCCTCTTTCTAATAGTGTCTGCATATATTCTTTAGTGTCCTCTGGAAAATGTAATTGTTTCCAATCTCCATCTATTAGTAAGCCGTGTTCACTTTTTAATTTATCTAAGTCAACACTTGTTTCACGTTGTATAGTCTTACCATCAGAATAACCTCTACGAACGTGTCCTTTTTTTACTAATAAAAAATCATAAAGTCTTTCAGCTTCTTCAGGTGAAACAAAAGCTCCTTGATTTAATCTTGTCCAAACTTGATAAGCTTCTAATATAGAGTTAGGTAAATATTTATTTGTTTTTCCTGTAAATCTTACCCCTAAAAAATAAAAGTGTTCTGAAATATTTTGTAATAGTTTATTAGTTCTAGCTAATATCATCCATTGTCCTTTAGAGAAATCTATTTCATCTAATGTATGATTAGGATAAACCATGCCCTCTGCATCTCTTGGTATCCATTTTTTATCTATCCTACTTGTAAGTTGATTTAATATTTTAACAGCTTCTCGATGCACGCTTTTAGGCACACGACGAGATACCTCTTGGTCATCACGATCACCTTCTTGTTTCATAAAATAATCAGGATCGGCACCTTGAAACCCATAGATAGTTTGGTCATCATCACCAGCCATATACGCTCGTTTACATTTTGATTTTATATAATCAAAACATTTCCATTGATGAGGACTTAAATCTTGGGCTTCATCGAGGAAGACAGCATCGAGTGGAGGACACCGATCTTCCTCGACAAACTTGTTAATCATATCATAGAACTCAACCATATTAGTTCCATCCTTAAATGATTTTAAATCTGTTTGTAATTGTATTGTAGAATCTACATCTATGTCGTGATGTTTCTGTAGCTCAACAGCTGCATCTTCTATAGAAATTAATTTAGATCTTGCATATTGTATTATTTGTAAATGTGTATTTTGATATCTTGGATTACCTGCTGCATCTACAATGGTTTCAAAAGATATGTTTTGCCATTCTAAATACTCTTGTTTAAAACGATTCCATTTCTTACCGGTTAATAATTGTGTATTAGCATCTATATTAGACTCTCTCATACCCATAGCATGCATGGTAGATATATATTTTAATTTACTATTAGGAAACAACTCAGCTATTCTTTCTGATGCTTCTTCTGCTGCAGCTCTACTAAATGTAATATAAACTATTTTTTCAGGGTCAGTAGTATAGTCGCTTAATTCTTTTTTTAAATAGTGATTTATTAGTCTATATGTTTTACCAGTACCTGGTGGACCCATTATTTTCTTTACTATAGCCATGGTGATTTTTCTACTTTCGTTGTTCTAGGGTTTGGTCTTTCTAATTTTATTGTAGGCATCTTTAATAATCTTACAGTCTTAACACCTATTTTAGGTAATGTTTCCTCTGCTTCAAATAAAGATTCTAATAAACGCATTGTTTTTTGTTTAGGATAAGTCTTCTCTGCCCAAGATTTAGTTTTTAATAAAAATTTCCAAAAGTCTTTAAATTTAAAATATGTAAAACCATCTGTATCGGTAAATGCAATACCTCGCATAACATCTTTTAATTCTTTACCTGGAGTTTTGTTAATATAATCTGCTAGTATTTCTTTAAGCTGCACATCTAATTTAGATGACTCTGGTGCAGGTATAGTTTCTAAGTTTGCAAATAATTTTATAAGTAGCCTACGCCACATATGTTTAGGCACTGGCATCATTGGTTTACCTATTTGATTCATACAAGCTAATGAAAATTTTTCAGGATCGTGTAACGTTGCATCATCAACCTCAACACTTTCACCATCTATGGATGCAAAATATATTGGTGGGTCAGAATCATATTTTCTTATCTCACTTATTTCTGGTGCTGGTGCATTATCTCCTACACCAAATTCTTTTAATGCACATTTCTTTGCATCGCAAAAACTATGTATAGGTTCATCTTTACATTTGTAATTATAATCTTTACTATCTAAAGAACCTATTAAAGTATTTATTTCTGTTGCATCCAAAGGAGGTGTCATAAACTGTTTGTTATATGTAAACATATAACTTTGCCACTCTTCTTTGTCTGGATATCTTTTCTTAAGGTACACACCTACATTGTACATACAATTATTCCTTTGACCATCAGGCACACCATCACTTAATAAAGTAACTAAACAAGGAGGCATGCCCTTAAATAAATCTGTTTTTTCTTTTTCGCTTTCTATTTTTAATTCGTTTAATTGTTCTAAAGTTAAAGATACTTCATCATACACATTAAAAAATTCTTTTAATTTTAAAACATTACCCTCTAGTCCATATGCATATCTAACAGTTCTTTCGTTTGCATGATAAGGTAAATTTAAAAAACTACCTGTATCTCCTCTATCAACTCTTATGTAATCTTGTTTAGGAAATATTTCCGCACTAGCAAAACCCATTGCAGATGCAATAAGTTTTAATTTTACTCTCATAACAGTTGCAGGAACAAAATCTTTTGTAAATAAAAATGCGTGTGCACCACCTGATTTAGATCGACACACAATCATAGGTATATTTTTTTGTTTTAATTTTTGTATAAATTTTTTGTGATCAAATGGATAAGTATCTATATCTATACACCCCCACTTACATTTGTTTTCTTTAGTAATAGGCACAATACCTAAAGCAGGGTCTTTACCCTCTAAATGTTCTCGCCATAATTTTTTTGTTACAGGATTTGATATTGTAAATGATTTAGTTTTGTGTTTACCTTTTTCGCTAAATTGATCTGTTTTAACAGTTTGACCATAAGCACTAGTCAAACCTTCAAATATTTTTATAAATTTATCTAATTCTATCATTTCCACTCGGTAAGCGTAGGCGGTCTACGTCTCCATCGACCGCCTACTATTCACACTATTTGCTAGCTAAACTAGTGTAAAATTTCTTAGCACGTTCGTATAAAGTTGGATTTTTAACTGCACCTTCTTTTACGATATTGTAACCATACCATTGATTACCTTTACCAGAATTTAACACTGTGGTTAGTTTATAAGAGTGGCTAAATGATGGCGGCGTATAAGGACCGTTTTTTCCATCAAGCGAAATGGACATCATCATTGAATTCCATTTCCTGCTAACTTTACCTTGAGATGAACTCATTGAAATTAAAGCTTGTTCAGCTCCATTATCGTCAATAATTAACACAAAGTGTTGTCCAACAGTTAAGATATAATTACCATTTTCTAACCTATCTTTACCTGAACCATCTTTAGTTGTTTGCTCAAGAATATCTGAACCATCTGGAAAAATGTTTTCTGGTCTTCCAGAACCTGTTCCAAAGTCCGCCCATTCTTGATACTCTAGTTTATAATGGCAAGGTATAACTGATACCCCATTTGCTCCATCATACAATTTCTTTGTTACTGTATTTAAAAGCATACCAGGTTCTGCACCTTCAACATAATTTTGATTACGTCTTTGCGCTTCTCCTGAACCATTTTGTAAAAGTTTTAAAATAGGTAAAGCCAAACTAGTTGTCTTTACATTTTCAAAACCATGTGAAGCATCATCTTCAAACAAAATAGTTGAAGGCAACGCTGCTTCTTTTTTAAGTGTCATTTGTTTCTCGTCACTCATTTCTATCTCCTTGTTATTTTTGTACTGTTACCTGCGTAAGTTTTAAATAAGTCAGGAGGCATCTCACGTCCAGACTCAAGACGCTCCCTGACCACTGCTTTAAGTGTCTGAGGATGAACGCCAATTTTCTGGACGGGTTCATACCCCTGACCTTGTGCAAGGCTAGCATATTCTGCAGCCTTGTTGTCTTCGCCTCGACCAAAGGTAACGGTAATATCATTTTTAATAATATCACCTAAGTCGTTGTCTCGAAGCCATTGAAAAGCTGCCCCTTGA